AAGTAAAAGAAAGAGGATTTTTTGCAGTAAGAGGTAATTAATGGAAAATATATTTTTATCAAAACTACCAATGTATGAATACTATACAAGTATAGGTTATACAGAACAGGATATTAATGATGATGCTGTTATGACTATACAAAATAGAATCTTAGGTATGTCAGATGCAGAAAGAGCAGAACTAGGTATAAGTGATGATTTTTTACAAACAAACAATATTTATGATATGTTAAATGATGGTAGAGTAAAATTTACTTACGATACAAGAAGTAACAAACCTTTTCCTAAATATCACATTGGAATAGATTTTGACATGAATGGAGTTCATGTAAACTTGCCAAATCCATTTAGTACAGAAGTAGGTTTTCAACCTATGAAATTAAATGATAATATGAAAAATTTTCAATATGATAATTTTAAAGCAGATTATCTTAACAATAAATATAATAGTGCTAAAGCAACACTTTCAGTAGGAACGCAAACTTTTCTTAAAGAAAATCCAACACTTGATGGAATTATAAGAACATTTTTTAATGGCTATATGAATATTGGAGCAAGTATGGATTATATTGGAGATCAAGTAATTCAAGAAATAAATGAATCAGATATATTTCCATTTAATCTTATGACTACTTCTGACAGTAAAGATAGGTATTCTATGTTATTACAAACAGCTTTAAGAGAACAAGTAATGATTAACCAAATGTCTAGTGAACTAACAAAGAATTATCCTTTGTTAATGGAACTAGAAGAAGAACTAAAAACAGGAGAATATATGATGTTAAAAGGCAATTCATTATTTCATCACATAACTACAAATGAGGGAGGTTTCTATAATAGAGTTTATAGCACAGCTCCAAGTTTTAAATTAATGAATGAAATAGAAAAAGTAGATTTTTTACAACAAAAAAATGAAGATGGTACTTATAAAAATGATCCAACAATAGGATATGGATTTTCATTAAATACAAAATATATAAAAGATAGATTAGTAGAAAGAGGTTATAATATAGATAATCTTATTGCTAGAAAAGAATCTATAACAGAAAAAGATGCTATAGAAATATTTTATCAATATGCAAATAATGAGTTTACAGCTCTTAGAAAGGATTTTCCAGAATTAGCTGAAGATAAAAATACTTTACTTGCTGTTGCTTTATTAGATACAGTTTTTTTAAGTGGCTATGGTAGTAAAAGTTTTATTGGTAATCGAGCAAAAAAAGCTATTAGAAAATATCTAAATGCAGACAATGAAGCAGATAAACTAGCAGCTTTAGGAGAATTTAAAGCATATGCTTATGAAGATGTACAAAGAAATATAGTTAGTTCTGGAAAAGGATATAATGTAGCTACACAAGAATCAAGTAAACCACTTCATGTTGGATATAAAATATCAACTCAAGGTTACACATCTGAGCCTACTTTATTACAAGAATTTTATAATGATGGATTATATTCTAAAGAAGAAAGAGGATATGGTGGTCATTTTGAAAGATTGAGAAAAAATTCAGAATTAATTAAAGCTCATGCATCTGGAGTAAGTGAAATTAATCCTATTAAATATATTCCAACAGCATAATGGGAGATGTAAGTTTATCAACTGGTTTAGCTTTCGTACCTCTTTTTACAATACCAAAAGAAAAAGAAAGTTTTTTAAATGCTAGTATAGATGGAATACAAGGATTAACAGCTGGTTTTCTTGATGAAAACTTAATTGGTTTAGCTGGTAAAAGAATAGTAGAACAGGTTTATAATGAAAAAAAATCTAACCATGAAGTAGATACAGAATATGATGTTTACAATGATCCACAGTTTGCAAATTTTAAACCTTTTATTGGAAACTTTTTACACGCAAAAAACAAAGAACACGCTACTGAGCTATTAGAAGAATTTAAAACAAAACAAAATGAATATTTAGGTAGTCCATCTTATATTGTTGGAAGAATATTAGGTGGTTTTACTGATCCATCAAGTTTATTTTTATTTAGTAAAGCTGGTAGGTTTATGTTTACTGGTGGTAGACTTACAAGAATGAGTAAGTTTGGAACTGCAATAGCAGCAGAAGAAGCTGCTAAAAGATATATTGATGATAATAGACCTGTATTAGATACAACTATAATTACAGCTGGTGGTTTTATTATACCAGGTATTTTTCCTGGCATAAGAGGTACAGCTGGAAAAAAATTTGATGACTATCAAAAAATGTATGATGAAGCTGATGATGCAACTTTTAATAACAAAGGCACAGTAAGTGCTGCTAGTCCAGGTGGTACAAGATTATTAAATGAAGATGATTATCAAGAATTAAATCAAATTAAATCTACTGGATTTGGAGTTTTTGGAGAACAAGGTCCATACAATCCTATGTTTAGAGTTTTAAAAGATGGAATATCTACAGCTCAAGAATTTATTGAAAGAGTTTTAGAGGGATCTTTATATCAAAATAAAAATTTTCAAAATATTGCAACAAATCCAAGTATAGAAAGATCTGTAAAAAAAAGATACTCTCCATTAATAAAACAAACAATGGTTGAGATAGAATCATTGTATGCAGAATATTTAAAAAGAAAAGGATTAGATAAACAAAATTTTATAGAAAGATCAATAGATACAAAGTTTGGAGCTGCAAAACAAAATATACTTACACCTAAAGAGTTTAGAAAACAAATATGGTTGGCAAGACATGGTTTTGATAATGAGGTTGAAAAAGAAGCTGTAAAAGCTGCTACTGGTCCAGTAGATAGATTATATAGAACTATTGGAGAAGAATATGATGGTTTAAAAATACCTCAAACTTATCTACAAAGACAGTTAGAAAGAATAGATGATATTTTAAAAAATGTAAAAAATCCAAAAAAGAAAGAAGAACTACAATCTATAAGACAAAGAATACAAGAAAGATTAGATTATATAGAAGCTAATGGATCTTTATCTAAATCATTCGGTACAAATATTTTATATAAAAGAGATATTATAGCAAATAGATTTGATGAATTTAAAGCTATACTTACAAAGTTTATGCCTGGAGCTAGTAAGTTAGAGATAGATGAAATAGCAGAGGGTTTTAAATATTATCAACCAACAATAGCATTTAACAAATTTTCTGATGAGTTTGCAAAAGAAGTTCCAGATATAGAGGGATTTATAAATAAAATAAATCAAATATCTGCAAGATTTAAAGGAAGAAGTTTAAAGATAGGTAAAGATGGATATAGAGCTTTAGCTGATGCTGGTTTTATTGAAACAGATGTACAGTTATTACAAAAATTATATTTTAATCAAACAATACCAGATATTGAAATAACAAAAATATTTGGAGATCCAATGGGTTATGGAACTAGATGGACACAAGATGGATCTTATCAGCAAGGTATTTTACAAATATCAAAAGAATATGATGATATGATAGATGCAACAACTTCTGTTGTACAAAAAAACAAACTTATAAAAAAGAAAGAACAAATTTTAATAGATTTAGATGCTTCAATACATTTAATTAGAGGTACATATGGATTAGCTGATGATCCTAACAGAGCATTAAGTAGAGGGATAAGAATAGCAAAATTATATAACTCAATGACTATGCTTACTGGTATTGCTCAAGTAGTAGATACTGCAAGATTAATAATGGTAAATGGTGTTGGTAAAACATTTAGATTATCTTGGGAAGTAATGACAAGTGGTTATGCAAAAGAAATGGCAAAGATGTCTAAAAATTCAGCACAGCTTGGAGGAGAAGCATTAGATCTATGGAATAGCTCAAGAGCTTTTTCTATGTATGATATTGATGATGCTTTTGGTGTATATAATAAATTTGAAAGAGGGATAAGTTCTGTAGGTAATTTATATTTTACATTTTTAAATTTAAGTAACCCTTGGAACGCTGGTGTAAAAAGTATCGCATCATTATTTAATGGAACTAGACTTATAGAAGTAGCAGAACAAATAGCAAAAGGTCAAAATGTAAGTAAAGTAAATAGAGCTAGAATGGCTAACTTAGGTATTAGTGATGATATGGCTAAAAGAATATATGATCAATATGTAAAGTATGGTGTTGGTAAAAATGGTAAAACATCTCACAAAGTAAATGGAGATGATTATAAAGAAGTAAGAGTAGCTAATTCAGAATCTTGGGTAGATAAAGAAGCATCTGATGTTTATCATTCGGCAATAGGTAAACAAGTAAATATAGATATTGTTACACCATCAAAAGGAGATGTACCATTATGGGCAAATACAGAAAT